TCTTTTATAGGTATATTCTTAGTCATATCTAAAATATCCTGTAGCGTTACTTTATTACCTTTATCGTCCTCCCAAGCAGTATCTGCTCCTCCTGAGTTTTCTAAAGCATGTGGAGTATTATTGTGTCCACATTTATGACATATGTATAGGTCGTGTCCGCCATCTACTTTATCCCAGCTCCATCCACAGTTGTCACAAATAATTTTAGTATCAGTTACACTCTCATCGTATAGTTCCCAATCTCTTTTCTCCCAATCTACAGGAGTCTTACCTTGACTACTATAAAAGTCTTTAAAAACTTCTCTAACTAAAGATACGAATTGAGACTTTAACATCCTAATTTTTTATGTGTAATTGTATAACCTCTCTGATAATATTAACCATATCTCTTCTAGTCATACTTTCTTTTACTTTTTTATATCCTGAACCATAAGGTGCAGCTTTACCGTCTTGTGGATTGGCTGTTTCTTGCTTTCCATTACCGAAGTTCTTTGCTAACCAGTGTAGTGTTTTTTCCTCTGACCAATTCCAGTTGCCCATTATATAGTCAACTAGCTCTTGACCTTGGATAGCTCTTTCATTCCCCTCTCCTTCTTTTAGTTTATTGCCTGCTGCTTCTGCATCTTTATGAGCATTAGAGTTACCGTGAGATGGTTTCTTTCCTGCTTTTCTCTTAGCGTTTATATTAGCCCATAGGCCTGGTCTTTTCTTTTCTGCTAATACTTCTTTAATAGCATTAACTATATCTAATTTTTTCATATTAAGAGGTAATTTGTTCTTGATGCATTATTAACATCCTTATTATTACAGTTGCTAAAATACCAAAAATAATCCACAGTGCCCTATTAACTCCTTGCTTCCAATTTTGAAGTTCATTAAGTTTAATTACATTTTGATTGTATATTTCTGCTTTGGCTTCATGGTATATACGATTTTCAGTGTTTCTATTAGTATTTACAATTACTCCGTCGTCTGGGTTGAGTAAGGTAAATTTTAAATCGGATACATCGTCTTTCATTTTCTCAAAGTCTTTCGCCATCTGCTTTAACTCACCATTAGGCATATGTGTTTTAATATGCTTAATTTCCTTTAAGACCGAATCTAAGATTTCCTTCTGTGTCATTGATAGTATATTTTTATATAAATATCTAGAGATAGTCTTTCAAATGCCCAAGATATGTTTTTAGGTTTTGCATAACTCTTTTTTTATTGTTATTATTTGAATTCCAATCTTCTACGTCTCCTTGTTCTGTTACAATAGACATTTCTGCATTAACATAATCATCAACCCACTGTTCAATATCTAAAGCAAATGCCTTTATATTTCCTTGCATTAATCTGTTTTCGTATGCTTCATATAAACCTGCATCTTTTAAATCAGTTTCCATTTCTACTGTACAGGGGTCAAAGCAAAAGCCATGAATCTTATACATCTTTTTAGCTAAGTGGTGTTTCATAGGGCCGCCACATTTAGGACAGGATAGAGGAACTCTTATGGCTTTTTTTGCTGCATCAAGTTTAGTAATGTTTTGCTTTAAGCCATTTTTAATAGTCCAGGATTTACCAGACTCTTCCCATACGTCTCCTTCAATATACTTTATTAAAGCTTTCTGATATCCTGCTTGAATTTTAGTCTTAGCAGTAAAATTTTTATTTACAATGTTTCTAACTCTTTGAACATCTGAATGTTTAAATTCTTTTTTTAAGTGATTATCACTCATAACCTAATTCTTTTAATTTTTCTATAACATGGTCAACGTTTCCGTTCTTACATCTAATTGCTATTCCACCTTTTGATGCCCATTCGTTTATATTAGACGGTTTATCGTCAATTAGTATACTATTTTCGTTTGCATATCTTGATTTTGCTTTAGAGTATGCAAAAATTACTTTTGGTTTAGGGTTAAGGTTATTTTTAACCCATAAATTTTTACCTAGTCGAGAGGTATTATCTCTAGACGGTGATGTTAATAAGTCTGGTTGATAATTTCTAATAAAATTCCAAAGTTGCTCTCCTTGAGGCATATAATCCATACCTACCCAAAATTTAACTCCAATTTCTACATCTATCAAATGCCAGAAAGCTGGAAGACCTTTTGCTTTTTCATATTCTTGAGGGTGCATGCCAGTAAAATGTTCAAATCTTTTTTCGAAATCTGTTAAGACTCCATCCATATCACAGTATATTTTATATGGGGGTGTAGGTTTTTCTTCTCTGAGAGGATATCCTTCTTTTAGTAATTCATTAAGTGATGTCATAACCTTTTTTTGTTTTATCTTCCCAGTTGCGGAAAGTTACATTACCTACTAGGTAGGCTTCTTTTTCTAGTTCAAGTAAGTCTTCAGATGCGTTAGTATCTGTAGTTTCTATTTTACCTAATCTACCATCGAGATTTTGCATATGATGTACCATCTCATGTGTAAATGATCTCATAACATCTTTAGGATGTCTACTTTGAGTATATAGTACTACTGAGTTTTCATTCGGATCGTAGTAAGCTGTTCTTCCGAAAAATTGTTCTGATTCTGCTAGATCTTTTTTTACTTTGATTTCAGGTAAAGGAGTAATTTTCATACCTTCATCTAACATATATTCTAAAATAGATGCCATATAGGGTGTATAGTCAAATCCTCTTTTCTCTGAGTCTGTTTCTAATGCTATTCTAATATGATCTTGATTAAATGTAACTCTAATATCTTCTGTTTCGAGTTCACTTCTCAACTTAGTAAATAATTTAACGAGCTTATGTCTGTCTTCTGATTTTAAAACCGAAGCATGAGCAACAGGTGCTCCAGAGCTGCCTTCGTTAATGGGTTTATCAAACCAGCTTTCAAATAAAGTGTCTACTTTATCTAACATTATTTCCGATATAATAGCATTTTTTAACATTTTAATAATTTCTAATATTTCTTCTCTTTTAAGTTGCTTAGGAAAAAAATCTGTTACTAAATCTAAATTACCAGATAAAATAGCTTTTCTTAAATCAGTAGCTCTTACACCTCCTGGTGCAGCAAATACTAAACCTTCAACATTATCTCTGTTTTTAAAACTAGTAATACGTTTAAGGTCAACCATGTCCTCTTCACCTCTAATGCCTGTAACTGCATAAAACTTTTCTTCTGGTTTATTTTTAGCATACGCAGAAGCATCTTGCATAGGATTGGTTCCTTGATAATGTAATTCAACATTACCTAAGTACTTTGTATAAATAGACCATATATCTTTAGAGATACCAGGTGACACACCGTTTCTATCTTTACCTCCTATAAATATAACTACCTTATCTATACTATCTACTTTATCAGATTCTCCTGTTAGAGATGCTGATCCTACGTTAGCGGCTGTGTCTTTATCGTATAGTTTACCACCGTGTGTACCATCTAATAAAGATTTTACTACATTGAAATGTCCTGAGTGAGGAGGTTTAAATGCTCCGGGATAAAGTGCTGTTGCCATTATTTAAGGAAGTTTTGAACTCTACTATCAATTTCAGCAGGTGTAGAGTGTTTAAGTTTCTCTTGGAATACTGGGCTGTATAGTAATTCAGCTATGTTGTCTAGAACTTGTTTGGCTTTTATAGCGTCATCATCTTTCCTTTTTCTGTGAGAGACTATCTTTTTATTCATTCTATCGTCTCCTGGTCCGACTCCATTTTTTCTATATGCGTCAGTAAAGTACTTTTTAATTGCTCTATCTTCACTGTAGTCTGCTGTATCGTAATCTACATTTTTAACTGCATTGTAGAATTCTTGTTCTTCTTGCTTAGACATTTCATAAGGCTGTCTAAATGATGACTTACCTGTATCGTTTTTTTCGTTGTACCTTTCAATATAGTCTGATATCCCTGCTGCGCCGTTTTTAGCTGCTGCATCGAATGCTTCTACTTCGTTTTTAAACTCTCCACCTCTTGAGTTAACAAATATAGATAAATTACCCTTTAACATATTGTTGTATTTGTCTATCAAATCATAGACATTTCTCCAGGTAGAAAATACAGCTGATCTAGGTACGTTACGGTCTCTACTAAAGTTAGAAATATAAGCTATCATAGGGTGGGTATATACCATTACCATGTATACATCGTAACCGTTATCCAAGAATAACTTTACCTTCGTAGGGTTACTTGCTGTAGTGTCCCATACAAAGCTAGTTTTGTCTCCTATTAGGGACTCTGCTTCTTTGTTTGCGAGTGCAACGCCTGGTGAGAGTTTATTGTATGCTGGGCTATCTGGATCTTCTACATATTTGTCTGGGTTAACTTGATGTAAAGAGCCAAGGTCTAGCTGTTTAAGTAGGTAGGACTTGCCTGTTCCGGCGCCGCCTGCCATTATTACGAGTTTAGGTTTGTCTCGGGCTTCTAGGATTAATGTTGATAGTTTCATTAGTTATTATTATTACCTCTTCCACCTTTATTATTACTTCTACTTGAACTACTTCTAGGTGAATTAGATGTTGATGTGTTACTTCTTCTAGGGCTATTGCTTCTAATAACAGGTCTAGGAGTACTATTAGATCTCCATGAACTTCTATTTGGTATAACTGGTTTACTTATATTGTTGTTACTTCTATTCCCTCTAATAATTACACTAGGTATAGTATTAGGGTTTGTATATACTCTAATTTGTCTTCCTTTATTTTCTCTTCTTATAATTTCTACTGCATTATCAATATTTAGTGTATTCCCAGCAGTACTAGTTCTAGGATTTCTAGGAACATTAGTTCTAATAGTAATTCCATTATTTTTAGTTACAGTACTTCTAATTGTATTTCTATTAATAGTGTTAGAGCCTCTCCTACCTGTGCTATAAGATACCCTTCTATTATCTCTATTTCTATTTTGCCAGTGAAAGTTATTTACTCTAGTGTTGTACCCCCACATATTATAACCGTAGTAGTTATTATTCCAATTATTAAACCCCCAGTTATTCCAACCAAAATTATTCCAGCCATAATTGAAAGGAGATCCAAATGCCCAATCCATCCAAAAGTTATCACTATTAAAGTACATATCGTATGTAGAATAAGAATTAAATCTATTCCATCTAAAGCTATTAAACGTTCTGTTCTGGAAGTACCATCCATAAGGTTGATTCATTGCATATTGAGCAAAATCGTACCTAAACTGGAAATCATTTTGTAACTTTCTGTTTAAGTCCCACTGTGTGTTAATTACTTCAACCTCAATTTCATTTCCTGATGGACCGTATATAGGGTCATAGTTATGAGTTGAGAGTTTAAAAGTAGAGCAACTTATCAAAATAAGTACTGTTAAGGTAAGTAATAATTTCTTCATACTCTATAGTTTTATTGTAGTAGGGTAGCTATTATAAATAGGTTCAGTATTAGGGTTTTCAAGAGAATACAATTTGTATATCATCTTAAATAATTCAAAATTCTCTTCTATATCATCTATCTGTAATACTTTCCACCCTTTACCCTGTATTACATTCTTCTGTTTTGAAGGTCCTCTTGATTGTGCTTTCAACCAAATTATACCTGTACGCTGTATTTTAATACCTTTAGACTCTTCTAACGCTTTAGCATAAGAAGCTAACTGAAGATCAAATGATTTATGTACACTGTTTGATGTCTTAATGTCAAGTAACCAAACTTCTCCGTTCATCTTAACTACTAAGTCAGCTGTTCCTGCATACTTATGTTCGTCCGACCAAACAAAGTCTTCAGCAGATATAAGTTCTGGTTTATGAGTTCTCCAAAAGTCAGCAAACTTTAATATCATCTCCCATACTATTTGAGAGTATTTAGCATTACCGTAATCATCCATCCAGGAGACTTCGTTCCCTAAGACCAGCTTCTCAGCTGCTTCATGCACCTGTGTACCTTGCTTACCTGCTCTGCGCATAATGAGATCAGCGTTATGCCCAACATCCTTCATCCATGATTCGAAGAACTTATTTTTGGGCATATATTGGAGTATTGTAGTTACGGACGGGTAAAATACTCCTTCGCCTCTCTTATAGACTCTGCGGTCTAAAAAATTAATTTGCTTTAAGTCTGGATTAAAATCTAATCTTTTCTTCTCGTTTTGTTCGAGAATGTTCATACCTTGTTTAATCATAGGTTGAGTTTGTGCATCATTATCCCAGGTAGGTCTAACTCTTCTGCTGTTTGAATATGTTCGGTAAAAGCCCTGAAGCCCATTTCAGATGGATCTTTATCTGGTAAGTCTACTAGAAAGACTCTTTTACCTTGGTTTAAAAATTTCTCTCCTATTTCGAGAGCTCTATCACGTGCATCAGTATCCAGTGCTACGTATATATCTTTTACTTTACTAGTAATTATTTTCTTATAAAGTGAGGTTGAAATACTTTTTCCAAGTATAGGAACTGCGTTTCTTCTAATAGACATAGCATCGAATACGCCCTCACATAGTATAATAGGTTGGTTCCAGTTAATTAAGTTTTCAAAAAATATTATGTCTTTGGAAGTTTCGGGGTTTTTGTACTTAAAATAATTTCCATCATATGTTCTTGCAACAAAAAAGTTGAGTTGATTGGATTCAGAATAACTTGGGATAATAACTCGTCCTCCATATGCACCAGTTGTTGCGTATCCAACGCCATATTTAATAAAATCATTATCGTTAAGTCCTCGTTCATATAGGTATTTTTTAACCATATTAGCTACATAAGATTCTGATGATGCTAAATATAGAGGTTGAAATTCTTTGGGTATCTCTACTATAGATAGTCCAGTGTACTCTTTATAAGAACCTTTCGGTAAGTACTTAAGTATTTCGGATGCTTTATCTTTTGGAGTATTTAATTGCTTGAGTAGGGACCTTATAGACTGTCCCCTAGTTTGACATACCCAACATTCCCAGAAGTTTTTACCTTCTTCGGTTGTGTGCATATTGATCTCTAGTTTAGGTTTGCGATGATTGCAAAAGGGGCAATGAAAAGCATAGTTATCTCTTGCTCTCTTATTACTCTTACCTAAAATATTCTCAATGGATCCTAAAAGGAAAGTATAATCCATAAAACCAGTCCGTTTCTTAATTAATAAGATAAGAACTTTTTACTTAATAACCAACTTAGTCTTTAGAAACTATTTCGTTAATAGCAGAGGCAACTGATTTTCTTATCAGTTCTTGATTACCTGTGTCTAAATATTCTTCTAGTTTAGAAGTAATTGCTTCAGTTAACTTATCAATGTCTGAAGAAGTAAATTCTAATTGAGTTTTTTCAATTACTTCTTTATTTTCTAATATGATTTTAGATAGTTTCATATTTCAAATTCAAATTTAATGTCAGGGTACACTCGACGATCATCGTCAGTTTCCGCAAAATTCATACCGCCAGTAACCTCGTAGTCTTTAGCCTCTAGGTAATTTCTCATATTTTGATACTCTGATGGTAGTAATTGGTCTGGGGTTATAATAGTAACTTTTCCCATAGCTTTATCACCATTAGAGTGTTGTATAATTGAAACTCGAATATCATCACGGTTGTATACGTCTTTCATCTCATTTTCAATTTCTTGAGATTTAGCTGTAAACTTGCTCCAGTGATCGTCTTCTAATATAATTTGACTTAATTTCATTTTCCTTGTCCTCTATAAGCTTTCTGATAGTGTTTACTATTTTTCAGCTTTGATGTTTTAGACTTAGCATGTATGCCTGGTCTCTTTTTTTTAGTGCCACCTGCGTAGCTACCTAAAGTTAATCCTTGTGCCATATCTTAATAACTAAATCACCAGTTCCTTTTATTAAACGATGATATGTCTCTTTGGGTATAAATAGTTTGTTTTCTGATAATCCTTGTGGTAACTCATTATCTAATTGAAATAACCAATCTGTATGATGTGTAGCTTGAACTATTCGATCTTCTCTATCTCTATGCCATACAAATTCAAATGAAGGAGTATCTTGAGAGAACTCTCTTAAGGTATAGTCGTCTATAATATGTTCGTTATATGGTAACATTGTTGCACTTTGGGCACTTATAGTAAGGTCCATTCTGTATAGAAGATACGAAAATTAATGCAATGCTACAAGCTTTACAGAGAGTCATCTACCAGTACCCGGAGAAGTTTTGTGAGCCTCCTAAAGATTTCCAGTAGCGGCCAATATTACAGGACCAGTACCCTGCTTTTGTTTTATCTTTTTTAGCAGCACATTTATGTCTTGCTGCAAATGATGCTCTTGCACCTTTCTGTTTAAACTTAACTGATAGGTTAGTATCCCCAAAAGAAACTTTCTTTACATTTCCTTTATCAGATTTTACATAAACGTAGAACTTTTTAGAACCTCCACGCTTAGGTTTGTTGAGAGCAACTTTCTTACCTTGGTACTCTAATTCATTCATATAGTCTACAGAAGCTTTTAACATCTCAAATCCATTATAGTCAAATGATTCGTTTTGGACTGTTACAGCTTTTCTAAAGTTTTCCATATTCATAGTACCGCCAATTGATTCAACTAGCTCTTTGATTAAGTCGTAGTCAATCATTTCATCAATAGAAGCAGCTTCATCAATAGTATCTTCATTTTCAATCATATTATCAATCATACACCCGATTTCGAAAAGAGGATTGGCTTTACCTGAAGACATCATAGGTAGATCTAAAGGAACTTTCATTCCATTGTAATCCCCATACTCTCCTATATCTGTTGTTTCTAACAGTTTTTCATCTTCTTCGTTTAACGTAATATACCCGTCTCTCCAAGCGTCTC